GTCCATGATGCTGATCTGGGCCCACAGGTCCAACAAATCGCCGTTGGGGTCTGGCGTGCCGGTCAGGATGTACAGCTTCTGAATCTGATTGCGCACTGACTTCAGTGCCTGCCACGCCTTGCTGCCCCGGTCCTTGAACCCTCTGTTCTCGTCGATCACCACGCACTCAAACGGCCATGGCTCTTTGCTCTCTTTGACCAAGGCCACCAGCCAAGTAAAGTTTTCTCGGTTGATCACGTACACGTCAGCTTCCATCAACAACCCCTCTGCTCGTTGCTTAAGAGGGCCTAGGACCTTCGATACGCGTAAGCCTGATAGGTGGTCCCACTTAGCCGCTTCCGTGTGCCACACGAGCTCTGCGACCCGTTTAGGCGCCACCACAAGGGTCTTCAAACCCAGCCTTTGGACAGCGGTCAAGGTTGCCACCGTCTTCCCGGCACCCATGCGAAGCGCGATCAGCTGGTAGGTCTCGTCCAGCATCCTTTGAATCGTCACGGCTTGCGCCGGTCTAGCGGAAAATTTCATCTACCTTCTCCATCGAGTCGACCACGCGCACATCGGCGCCCAGCCCCCTCAGTATTTCAATGATCCGGTCCTGAAGCGCTGTTGGCTTTTCGCCCGGCCGCTTCAGTTCCACAAAAATAATCTTGCCCCCCGGCAAAAAAACAATCCGGTCAGGCACCCCGCTCATGGACGGCGACACCCACTTGGCCGCCAGCCCACCCGCCTCTTTGGCCCTCTTCTTCAACCGCTCCTCAATTTTCTTCTCCAACATCTTTTTCCAGTCTCAGGGTAATAGGGCATTACAGGGCAATTGATTTCCTATATATACCTCTGGCAAACACTATCATTTGCCACAACTGTCAACTATCATCTTCCCAAAATATGTATATCTTTTTCTATTACCCTTATTACCCTAACTACTATATTCTTTAATGATTTCAAAGACTTAAGTCAGGGTAATAGGACAGGGTAATAGGCAGGGTAATAGACCCCCTTTACCCTGTAAATTCAGGCTCATCGGCAGGAACCAAGAAAACGACACGGCCATTTGTTTTTTTGCGCTGACCGCCGTTCAACTTTTTTAATGCCCTGCCGGCCGCAATCGTCTGCCCTTTTGACGGATCCCGCACACCAATCTTCATCAGCGCATCGGTTGCCGTCACCCACAAATCGTTTCCAAGCCCAAATTCCGACCAGCTAAATGCGGCCGCCAAGCGTTCCTCGATCGGATCAGCCACGGTGAACTCCTCGTTGTGTATGTTCAATTCGCCCATCTCTTGCATGTTCAAGGCCCAGTTTTCGCCGCTTGCCCACAACCCCTTCACTTCGGCCCAAAGCTGCTGCATATCAATACCGCTGTCCAAATTGAACCCGTCAACCTCGATCGACCAGAACCTGCGGTTGCCGGTCGGGTCATTCAGGTATTGGGATTCGTTGACCGTTCCGCCAAACACGGTGCGTCGTCCAAAGTTCGATTCGGTCGCAGCGTATGGCCGGCGCAGCTTGTCCATGGCCTGTGTCGTGAATGACTTGAGCGCGCTGATCTCGGACTTTGAGAAAGTCGCGTCAAGCTCACCCAGCTCCACGATCCAGTAGGACAGGGCAATGAAGATCGAGTCCTTGGACCTCATGTCCAGCGTGTGGCCTGTCAGGATTGCGTCAAGGTGGGCCGGCGCCAGCCTCTGGAACCAAGTTGTCTTGCCAATGTTCTGCGGTCCAACAAAGGTCAGGATGCCTTGGCCAGCGATCCCGTCAGGGCTGAAGGCCGCAGCCACTGCTTGAATGAGCCACTTGCGCATGAGCTTGCGCTTCATCTTCTCACCGCCGGCCGGCACCCGCACCGTGGCGTAAAAGTCATCGAGCCGCGACACGCCGTCCCACGCCGAGCTGTCGATCCACGTCGCCACAGGGTTGTATTGGTTCTTGTCTGCAAGCGTGATCAGGAATTGGGCAACATGCTTGGTCGGCATGCGCACGGTCTCGCACTCAGACAGGACGTGGGCTATGGCCGCGTTGTCCCGGTTGTCCCGTGTGAATGCGCTCCCCGGTATGAGCAGCTCGATGGCCTTCTTGATCACGTTGTATCGGACCCCATACCCCAGCTTGTCCATCAGCACGTAGAAGTTGGGCAAGGTGCACAGAGGGTAGCCGTCGTCGTTCAGGTTGACAAAGCCGCCCGAGACCTTGACCCTCGCCCGAACCCACCCCCGGACAGTTGACAGTGGCAGTTTCGTGCCAAGGTCTTTGGCCCGCAGCTGGATCGCGACAGCGATCTGTTCGCGTTCCACGTCCGATATTTCGGCAGTGTGTGCGATGCCGGCAGCAATCTTTTCTTGCAGGTGGCGCACGTCAGTGCACGCGTCCACCATGTCCATCACCGCAGCCAGAGCCACGTCGCGCTTGTCGAGCTTGGCCACTTCGCGTTTGTCTTTAGTGATGTGCAGCAGCGAGGCCAGCGTCACTGCCCCGCGCCCACCGGCCCTCTGCTGGCTAAAGCTGTCCCACTTCGACGCGCAGTAGCCCTCGATCCACTTGCCGGATGCAGCAGACCAGTTGTCCCAAGCATCAAGCCACTCCGGGTCACCGCCGCCTTGATGGTGCAATGCAGCACCCACCTTGAGCCAGTCACCGTAGCCAACGTCAGGGTCAAGGTGCACGAGCACTTCGTCGACCACGCGGTCAAGCTCCCACCCGTCGAGCGTGGACTTCAAGTTAGCGAAGGCGTCCTCGCCGGCGTCAGCGCCAGCGCTGAGCGCCTCGCCCCACACCTTCTCGACCATCCAGCCTAGGTCCTGCGGCAGCATGGGCATCGACGCGTGTCCGTTGATCGCGTGGCCAGTCACTGTGAAATACCGGCCGTCTTTGTACAGCTCAACGCCAGCCTCTTTTTTGGTGCGACTGCCATCAAGGTTGGTGGTCGTAAAGATCTTCAAGCCAGTGCCAGACGGCGACACTTCGGCGTAGCCTTCTACGCGGTCGAGTGTTTCTTGGGCAAGCTCACTCAGTGAGCCTGTGACCGGGTCGCGGCAGTCGTCTAGGTCGATGCCATGCAGAGTGCCGCCAAGCACAATGCCGATGCCGTCGTAATCGCCCAGCAGGTATTCGTCTACGGCTGCACCGAACGACACCCACGTAGCTGCATCGGTCGAGCTGCCTGCGCCGCCCTTGGCAGAGAGCGGCATCTTGGCCCAGACCTTGTCGCCGTTGGGCTTGCTGCGCTGCACGTTCTTCCAAAGGACCCAGCGGTCCATCGCTTGCAGGTCGCGGGGTATGTTGTCTAAGCTAAGCGCCAGTACGTTGGGGCGAGTCATGATTTGTCACCCCGCTGTGCCGCAAGCGCTTGCAGCATTGCTTTGCGCATGCCGTTGTAGCTGTCGGACTGAATCAACGCCGCAATGATGGCGCCTTGGTGTTCTTCGTCAATGTCAAGGTCATCCACTGCTTGAACGCAGTCGGCAATAAGATCTCTGAAATACTCTGATCGCGAGTTCATGCTATCTCCTGAATGCAACACCGGCATCCGGCCGGCTCGGTTTAATTTGGCAGATCGCTGATAGGCAACATGTGCAAAAGAGCGCGTTGCACCTGTGTGTAAAAAGCGTTGACCGCTTCGTCGTCACACGAGATGAACACGCGCACACCGTCTTCTTCGATGTCAAACACTAACTCGTCCCCTTCAACAATTGCACGCATTGCTTCCAAGGACAAGGCCAATCTAAGTTCTATCACCGGCGTCCCTTAAGGGCGTCCCAGTCAATGTCTGGCCTCATGTCTTCGGCACGCAGGCCGAGGCGCAGTAGGCGCGAGACGCGTACCAGCTCAGGCACGCGCGCCATTGGTATGCGGTTCTTGCTGGCCCACAGTGACACCGCTTGAGAGCGAATGCCAAGGTAGTGGGCTAGGTTGACAGGGCCGCCAAAGCGGCTGATGATTTCACTTGTGGTCATGGGCTGCCATGATAGCGTTGTTTACATGTAACATGCAATAAATTTATTTTTTTCACAATTCTATGAAAGCGGTGCTATCATGACCGCTCTAAACCAACCTAAAGGACTAAGCATGATTACTATCACATTCAACCCGCAGAACGCGGACCAAGTTCAGATTTTGGCTTGGGCCATGACCAAGCTCTTAGAGCCAACGGCCGATGAGCCAGCAGTCAAAGAAGAAGCGCCAGCAAAGAAACCCAAAGCAGTCAAGGCTGCACCCGTTGTTGAGCCAGAGGCGCCAGCTGCTGCCCCGGCGGTTACGCTTGAGGAAGTGCGCGCCAAGCTGGTGGCCTACAAAGAAAAAGGCAAGTCACTCAAGGACTTGTTTGAGACTGTCGGCTGCGCTAACCTCAGCGCCGTGCCGGCTGAGCGCTACGTTGAGCTGCTGGCCAACATAGACAAGTCTTAAGCGGAGGGGTTATGAAAGAACACTTCTGTTTAGTAGAGCAATCCGTCATTGCCTATCAAGGCCAATGCAATTGGTGCGATGAAAAAGAATCGACGCAACCACAGCACGCATGGGTAGGGCTGACGGAGGATGACGCGCTTCATCTATTACCAATAATGCCGTACAAGTACGAAGTTGATGTTGAAATGGTTGTTGAATTTGCCAAAGCCATCGAAGCCAAGTTGAAGGAGCTCAACACATGAACTTTCGAGAGACAACAATCAAATACATCAAAGACATTCTTCGAGCGAAGACTATTTCCGAGGTGATTCAAGTAGAGTTGCAGGAGGCGTATCTACGTAAGTTGGAAGCTGAGACTGCCGCCGAGTACGCCCACGCAGCCATGCAATACAACGAAGAGCGCATTGCACGATTGCAGAAGCGGCTGGCGCAACACGCGGGGGAGGACAGGCATGATTGACCGACTCATTATCAGTGCTGTGCTAGGCACAGTGGGGTTTAACGGCCTGTTCCCCGACCCGCCACCGCCGCTGACACCGGCACGGTTACAAGCACAAGCAAAAGAAAAATCCATTAGCGCCATGTGCGACAAGGGGCCAAAGAGCAAGGAAGTAAAAGAGTTGTGCAGACGTTGGAGGAAACACAATGCTTGAACGTATAAGAACCTTCTTTGGAAGAACTAAAAACAAATCAACGATTGTTGCTCAGGGGTCGGCGTGGTATTGCACAGACTGTGGTCTGGTGTTTTTAACCCAACGCGCTGGCGACCAACACAGTTGTGAATATCATTTTCAAGATGCAATAGTAAAGATCAGAAAAGATGCCGAGACCAATAAGTATGGGGAGATAAACAATTGAAGTGCCCGATCTGCAATGTTTGGACCAGCGTGCTTGACACGCGAAACAAAAGAGACGTTACTGTACGCCGCCGCAAGTGTGCGAACGAACATATATTTATAACCGAAGAGCGGGTTACAGCGCCCAAGACAAAGGAAAAAGATGAGCTATCTAATTGCATCACTGCCACCGATTAAGTGCTTTGTAAAGCGCGAGTTTTTGTACAACGACCACAAGGGTCACGGCGAACTAGAGCCGGCCATTTGGGTCAGCTTAAAAGCTTTGCGCGGTCAAGTATTTCGCATCGAGTCTTTGTTGCCTGAGTACGGCGCGTTGTACGACAAGCTCCCGCTGCACGCTTACGTGTGGCACGACGAGACATCGACGTTGCCCACCTTGCCCATCGATGCTTTGCAATTGTGGGACTGCATGGGTTACCGTTTCACAATTGTTGAGAAGATCGGATTGCGTAACTTGGGCGTGAAGTTCTTGGGCAAAGACAAGCAGTGGCACTTTGGTCGATACATGTTCACCGTCGACTTCTGCGCTGACGAGATGTCACTTGACACCGGGTTCACTGAGACGGCTGAAGAGCACAAGAGCTTTAACTTTATCCAACTAGACAACGGCCAGTTCGCTGCACAGCCAAACAACCGTTGCCTGTGGTACGACCAGTCTTTGATTCCTGCTGAAACAAAGTTCCCGGACTTTGAAGCAGCTCAAAAATTGTGGACCGTAGACGGCACGCGCAAGTGGGCGGCCGGAGGCGATTGGTTTTATGACATACAGGAAAAAACGTAATGGCAAAAGTAACACTCATCATTGAAGACCACGGCGACGAGGTCAAACTGCAAGGCACTGTTGAGCCTGAGATCACTGCGGACAAAGCGATATTCAGCACAGCTGAAATCATAGGCTTGTACTTGCAGCAGAACATGGCCAACGTCATGGCTACTGCGGTCAAGTGGGCGCAGACGCCCGACCCAGTTGAAGAGGTGCCGGTCAAAGAACCGAGTCGCATCTTGTTGCCCGGGGCGCAGCTATGACCATTGAATTAGCACATGCCAAACTGTCCGCATCGGGCAGCGAGAAGTGGATGACCTGCACGCCAAGCGCGCGCATGGAAGAGCCGTTCCCAGACGAGGGCAGCGAGTTTGCCCGCGAAGGTACGTTTGCCCATGCAGTGTTTGAGCAGGAGTTGTTGACCTACCTTGGCCGCACCATCGAAGCCTTGCCGCCAGAGCTCGTGCATTTTGACAGCCCGGCTTTGCGCGACTACGTTAACGAGGCGGCTCAATACTGCATCAAGCGCATTGAAGCCGCGCGTAAGCGTTGCAAGGACCCGGTGTTCTACGTTGAGCGCAGGCTTGACTTCAGCCGCTGGGTGCCAGAAGGTTTTGGCACGGGTGACTTTGTCATCATCACCGACGACCTTGTTGAGGTGCTTGATTTGAAATACGGCAAGGGCGTCTACGTTGACGCAAAGAACAACAGCCAGATGCGCTTGTATGGCCTTGGTGCATACAACGAGTTGTCAGATTTGTACAACATACAAGAAGTGCGCATGACTGTATTGCAGCCACGCCTTGGCAACTACAGCAGCGAAGAACTTTTAATAGCTGATTTGCTCAAGTGGGCTGACGAAGCAGTTGTGCCGGCAGCCAAGCTGGCTTGGGATGGCGAGGGTACGTTTGTCCCCGGGCCACATTGCACAAGCAGCTTTTGCAAAGCTAGGTACACCTGCCCTGCACGCGCAGAGGGTGCGCTTGCTGTGGCCAGACAAGAGTTCAGTTCGCTGCCGCCGGCGGTGGACACATTGACATTGGACCGCATCGCCGAGCTGCTGCCTAGCGCAGACGCTGTGATCGATTGGTTCACGGACCTGAAGGCGCATGCACTCAAGCAGGCCGAGAAGGGCACGACGGTTCCCGGCTACAAGCTGGTCGAGGGCCGGAGCAATCGCAAGTACAGCGACCAAGACGCCGTGGCCCAAGCGCTGCGGGCAGCCGAGGTCCCTGATGAAATTGCATACGAGCGCAGCTTGCTTGGCATCACTGCCATGGAGAAGGCGCTTGGCAAAAAGAAATTTGTCGACGTGCTGGGTGAGTTGATCACCAAGCCCGAAGGCAAACCAACGCTGGTACCCGAAGGGGACAAGAGGCCAGCAATCACATCGCGTGCAACTGCACTAGATGAATTTTCTAAACCAGTCTAAAGGACCAACATGACTACCGACTACAAAGTTATCACAGGCAAAGTTCGCCTCTCTTTCACCAAGAACGTTTTCACACCTGATGAAAAGAATTCTTATTCGATCATGATCTTGGTTGACAAGAAAGACAAAGAGACGTTGGCCAAAGTCAACGGCGCTGTTGAGAAGTTCAAGACCGACCCGAAGGCAGTAACCATCTGGGGTTCCAAGTTCTTGGCCAGTTTCAAAACTCCTTTGCGTGACGGCGATACAGACCGTGACACCGAGAAGTACCCTGAGTACAAGGGCCACTACTTTATCAACGCCAACACTTACAACAAGCCAAGTGTGGTTGACGCAAAGATGAATGACATCATCGACAAGTCGGAGTTGTACAGTGGTTGCTACGGCCGTGTGTCTATCATGCCTGCGGCGTATAACGTCGACGGCAACAAGGGCATCAAGTTCTATTTGAACAACGTGCAGAAGCTGGCAGAGGGCGAGCCATTGGGCGGCGCCGGTGCATCTAATGCAGCCGACGATTTCACTGCGGTCGAAGACGACTTCCTCAATTAAATTTTAGGGGCCCAAAGCGGATGCTGCGTGACTCTGAAGTGAAGCGCATAGTAAGCAGTGCAGCGAGTAGGCCCCGCCTTTGAAAGCACAACATGACCGAACAAACCAAACCCCCAGTCCTGTCAATCAAGATGGTTCCCGCCGGCGTTGAGCTGGTGTTGGAAGCTCTGGCAAAGCTGCCGCATGAGAAGGTGGCGGATCTCTTCATGGAGATTCGCGGCCAAGCACTGTTTCAAATGGACGAGTTGCAAAAGGTAACGAAACCAGATGACGCAGCAGACGCCCCTAACTAACGAGGAGCTTTGGATCTTGGTGCTCCACTACGAGCGCCTGATCCAATTACTTCTGGAACAACTAGATGGCAACCCTGCGGATTGACCTTGAGACGTACAGCGATGTCGACTTGAAAAAGTGCGGCGTGCATAAGTACGTCGAGTCGGACAACTTCGAAGTGATGTTGTTTGGATTTAAATGGAGCACCGGCCAAGTGTGCGTCATTGATCTGGCCCAAGGGCAGGCGTTGCCCGAGCACATCGTTGCCGCATTGGACGACCCCACGATTACCAAGACCGCATACAACGCGGCCTTTGAGATTGCGTGCTTGAGCAAACATTTCAAGCGCCAGCTGGACGTGACCCAGTGGCGTTGCACCAGCGTGCACGCGCTGTACCTTGGCCTGCCCGGCAGCCTTGGTGATGTAGGCAAAGTGTTAGGGCTTGGAGACGACAAGCAAAAGCTGGTATCGGGCTGGGCCCTGATCCGCTACTTCTGCCTGCCATGCAAACCGACACTGAAGAACGGTGGCCGCACGCGCAACCTACCGCACCACGATCCAGACAAGTGGGCGCTGTTCAAAGAATACTGCGCGCGTGACGTTGACTCAGAGGATGAGATCGCGATGAAGATCGCAAAGTTTCCGGTGCCCGATCAGGAGTGGAAGTTGTGGCACCTTGACCAACGCATGATGAACAGGGGTGTAAGGGTTGACCGCGAGTTGGTCAACGCAGCCATCGAGTGCGACGGCATATTTAAAGAGCGGATGACCACCGAGGCCATTACTCTCACAGGTTTAGATAACCCTAACTCTCGGGACCAATTGCTCAAGTGGTTGCAGACCGAAGAGGAGGACGACACGATCGTTGACCTGACCAAGAAGAACGTGCCCAAGGTTCTTGAATCTACAGACAGCGCGACGGTGCGACGCGTGCTGGAGCTGCGCCAAGAGATGGCCAAGACAAGCGTGTCTAAGTATCACGCCATGGCCCGGGCCATGTGCGACAAGGACGACGCGGTCAAAGGCTTGACCCAGTTCTATGGTGCGAACCGCACCGGCCGTTGGGCTGGTCGTTTGGTGCAGGTGCAGAACCTACCGCACAACAAGCTGCGCGACATCGACTTGGCCCGTAACTTGTTGAAGGCCCGTGACTACGAAACCCTTGAGCTGTTGTTTGGCAATGTGCCTGACACGCTGTCACAGCTCATCAGGACTGCGTTCGTTGCGCGGGAGGGGTGCAGATACATCATCGTCGACTTCAGCGCCATTGAGGCCCGTGTGATTGCTTGGATGGCATGGTGTCAGTGGCGGCTTGATGTGTTTGCCACACACGGCAAAATCTACGAAGCGTCGGCTGAGCAAATGTTTAACTTGCCGGCCGGCAGCGTCACGAAGAAATCGCCGTACCGCCAGAAGGGCAAGATCTCTGAGTTGGCTTTGGGATACCAAGGCGGGGCCGGCGCACTCAAGACTATGGGCGCGTTGGAGATGGGGCTCACAGAGGATGAGCTTGAGCCAATCAAAGACGCATGGCGCGGGGCCAACCCTGAGATCGTTCAGCTTTGGTACGCGTGCGAGCGCTCGGCCAAGGACGCGGTGCTGGGCAAGAAGTCTGTCACGCTTTTGCTTGCAGGCAAGAAAGCTGCGCTGGTGTTTGCGTACGAGTCAGGGTTCCTGACGATCCAATTGCCAAGCAAGCGCAAGCTGTTTTATGTGAAGCCGCGCATTGAGGCTGAAGACCTTGTGCGTGAGACCAGTGCCGGCGGCAAATTCATTGCGGCCAGAGCAGGGTCCTTGACGTATGAAGGTCAGGACCAGAAGACCAAGCAGTGGACGCGCCTGTCTACGTACGGTGGCAAGCTGGTGGAGAACATTACACAGGCAGTGGCCCGTGATTGTTTGGCCGAGTCGATGCTGGCGCTGGACGATGCAGGCTACACGCAGCTGGCCACGGTGCACGACGAGATCATCATGGAGATGAAAGGCGGCACGTTGAAAGAAGCCGAAAAGATTATGGGCGAAGCCATTGCATGGGCGCCCGGCTTACCGTTGCGAGGCGACGGCTTTGAAACCAAGTACTACATGAAGGAGATTGACTGATGACACAAGACACGAAAATCTGGAGCGAAGACTTTGTATTGGCCAACCCTAAATTGGCAGCCGATGCCATTGGTTGTCTCATTGAGTTGAACGAGTACGCGCGCAACAATACGCTTGATGAGATCTCAAAGAAAATAGCCGCCATGCCCGGAGACACGGCGGCTGGTATTGCCATCTGGATTCGAGAACAGAAAACTATTTCCGCTTCTCGCCCTCAACAGTTAGACCTTCCTTTAGACGCTGCTTCTTGATCTGCTGAAGCTCGCGTTGTGCATCGGCGTTCTTCTCAGTGATGGCGCCTTTGCCAGCAAGCCTGTCGATCTGACGCATCTCAGCTTCAAGATCGCGTATCAGTTTTTCTTGCTGCGCTTTGTTGATCTGTTCTGATAACTCCAGATCGATTGGTCTTGCTTTGATACCCATGGTCTGCATTGCTGCGTAGCCGGGTTGTACTGGCAGGCCGTCTTTGCCTGTGCCGGTGTAGCCCAAAATGTCTTGGCCGGTCACGTTGGCAATCACATTGAGCGCGCGGTCCCAGTGGTAGTTGCCAATGGCAACGGCCGGTGCAAACTGCTGCCACAACCACTTGCCGCGTTTGGCTGCGGCCTCTGCGCTGGTGTCGTTCTTGTCAACAATGTCTTTGCCAAAGAACGGGTCCTTGTTCCAGATCATTGCGCCGACTGTGTTGAGTATCGGGTTGCTTGGTGTGATCGGCTGCAAAAGCGGGACGCCGCCGGCGTTGGCGTTTGCGTCTAGCAAGTCGCCGCCCGGGAAGACCCGGCTTACGTCCAAGAACACGGGCAGGTTGGTCACGTCGTCCATGCCAAGGCGGATAGCCTTTGGTGTGGCCAGCGTGGCGCTGGCGCCCTTCATCCAAGGCGGTAGGTTTTCGCGCTCTTGCTTCTCTATCTCGCGCGCCTTGTTCCTAAATTCAGGGTCGGTTGCGTAGCGGCGGATGACGGTCCACCAGTCTTCGTCCTCACCACCGCCAAGGCTGGCAGCCATTGCGTACATGAAGGCGTTGACTGTGTACAGCGCAGCAGCCGGGGCAGCGTATCGCATTGGGTGCTCAAGCGCCGTGCGCGCCAGCACTGGCACGACCTTGTATGTGTAGCTAAAGAACGGCAGCGCAAAGTCACGAGCCAGACGCGCGCCCTTGGGCAGGTCGTCGTAGGTAAAGATAAAGTTCTGTGACCAATCGACCGCGTCTTCTACGTCGACCCCGCGCTTGCGCGCGTCACGGTAAATCAAGTAGCGGAAGAACAAGTCTTCGGCTTCGTACGCTTTGCCGGCCGGCTTGCGCAAGAAGAATGACAGGGCGTTGAACACCCGGTCAACAGCCATACCTGCTTTGGACTCCGTCATCTGGGCCATGGCCTTGAGCTGTTCTGGCAGCTGGTCCATTAACTCAGAACGGTTGAACGTGCCGCCAAACAAGCCAGCCTCTTTGGCTTCGTCAACCATGGGGTCGCCCTTGATCAGATCGCGCACTGCGCCGCCGTACTTACCGGCATCCCAGTAAGACACGCCAGCAAAGTGAGCCATGGTCAAGTTAGACAAAACGTTGTTGGCATGCGATACGGGATTGAGAACGGTCTTGCCCTCTTTCCACATCGACAAACCTTTGAGATACATCTTGAGCAAATCGTTTTGCATTGATGTGTCAAAGGTGCTGAGCTGGTCCATCACTTCTTTGGGCACCCACTTACCGGCGAGCTTGCCATAGCGGCGAACGTTTGCGGTGTCTTCAATTGTGGATGAGGGAACCTTGACGTAACCGGGTTTTTCTACGCGACTTGCGTATGATGTTGCAAGGTTTTCATACAGACGGCCAAGCGCCATGTCGCGTTGGGATTTGTTGTAGCCCATGACAAAGCGGAACATGGCATCTCGGATCTCGCCCATGTCGTCGCGCTCGGTGCGTGTGTAGTCGCGCCACATTGTCACGACGTCACTGGTCAGCGGGTCGAACGTAGGATCGCGCACTTCCCAGCCTTCGTCGAGCCAGTCTTGCACGTCAGCAACGGGCACGTTCTCAAACATACCGCGAGCCTTGAGGCTGTTGCCGGTGATGCCCTGCATTGTGCGGGTGCGGCCCATCAAACTCTTGGCCGCTTTCATCCATGCTTTTGTTTCGTCGCCAATCTTGGACTCATAGAAACGTGGCAAGTATTTGCCGTCCCAGCGGCCAGCTGCTTCCGGTGTCAGCATGCCCAAGCGCACCAGTTCTGCGGTCTGTTCGGACATGATTGATTGCATTGAAGCGGCCAAATCTAACACACGCTTGGGTGGCTTGACGCCGCGCTTGAGTTCGCCCTCGATCACATCGCTGATCATCTGGCGCTCTTGCTCTGGCAAGTCTTTGAGGTTCTTGGCCACGTCGACCGTGAGGGCCTGCGCCTTCTCAACTTCGGTCTTCATCTTGCGCAGCGCGCGGCTCAGCTCAGGGCTGACTGGCTTCATGCCAATTCTGTCTAGTACGTTGTTGGCCACATCGGCCACCAGACGGTAGGCCTTGGCGCCTGCACCAAAGCGGAAGCGGCCGGTGGCATCGCGGCTGAGGATCCAACCCTCAGTCTGGCGATTGCTGAACATCATGTCAGCTGGGTTTTCTTGGCGCCACTGCGAGGCGGCTAAGACAAAGGCGTCAAAATCTTTGTCGCCAAACTCATCTATCGTTTTGTAGCCAGCCTCTTCGGCCTTCTCTTGCAGAAAGACCTGTTGCTGCTTGGCGTCTTCCGAAAGCTCTCTTTGTTTTACCGAGTAGCTTGGCCCTTCAAACTGACCCCGGCCTCGGCCTTCGCCAACAGCGCGCGTTTCGTCGCCAATAGTTTGGCCTGTGCTTCGGCCTTCTGGGCCGGTGTTAAAACCACGGGTGGTTGCGTCGTAGACCGCTTGGTTGATGCGCCCTGCTTCAAGTTCTTTGTCTGTTGCATTTTGAAATTTCTCCCTCAAACCTTCTCTACTGACCACTGGAATTTCTTCAAGTGGAACTACGGCAAAGTTACCGTTGCCTCGGCTGTTGTCGACCGCGACAATGTCGAACAATGGGTTGTCTGCAAAATCTCCTTGCAGCTTGAGCACCGTTTCGTTTGATCCTGCGTGGCCTTTTACCAAAGCATCAAGCGCAACAGTGCGCCCGTTCTTTGGGTCCATGGCTCGCTTGAATACCCCGGCAACTAGAGAGTCGACAGGTTCGCGATATACATAAGCAATCATAACTGCTTGGCCAGAATCAAGAGCAAGCTGGATATTGCGCACGGCCTTGGCGTAACCAGACAGCGTGCCGTCAAGAATTGTGTTGGCTCGGTTGAACACATCGTCTAGCAAGGTCTCGGCACTGGACTTGCCGGAGCCGCCGCCACCGGCCATAAACAGCACAAGGCCGCCCGGTCTCTCGCGCATTTCTTGCATGCGTTTTTCAAACAGTTGCTGAGTAAAGGCGCTGGCTGCTTCGTGCACTTCAGGCGCGCGGTTGCGATCGGCCCTGTATTCCGGCGACAGCAGGCGTGCCAGATCGGTGTCAAGCAGGCGGCCTTTTTTGGTGCCGTTGATTGCGCTGTACTCTTCAACAGCTGCGTCAAAGTCAGAAAAGATTTTTTGTTCAAGCAGCCTGTTGAGGTCGTCTTCTCTGGCGCTGAACGCAATCGGTGCGCCGGTGATGTCTTTGCCATCTTCGCTGAACGTGGCGTTCTTGGCCAACACCAAAGGGCCGATCTGGATCACCTCGTCGGCGCTCAGAACTGGGCGCATGGTGTCGCGGTCGTAGAAGTAGCTGTGGCGGAATGGGTCCATGCCGACCTGTGTCCAAGCCGAGTCTTTGATGGCGGCATCAGCCCGAACCTTTGCGGCTTGGTTGCTGATGGGTTTCCACTTACCAAGCATGGTGGCAATCGTGCCCTTGCTTGTACCCTGTGCAATCTTGATTGCCGCCTTTTGGTTCATGCCAAAAGTTACGTCGGTCATTGATGCTACGGATTCGTAGCCAATGACAGTGCCTGCGTCATACGCTGCTTGCACTTCACGGTTGGTGGACTTAGGTGTGTGAATGCTGACCACCCACGAGTCATGCTCTTGGTACGAAGGGATGTCCAAGCGCAGTTGGGCAAAGTCGCCTTTGGCCAAGGTGCTTGATGGCAGGCCATACTTGGCCGCCTTCTCCGGGCTTTGACCACGGCCATTGGCCAAAGCATATTTAGCGTCGGCTGGTGTTGTGAGCGCAGGGACTTTTTCGTACGGATAGACCGGGCGAAGGTCGTCGACCATGGCGTTGTATTCGTCTTGGGTAATCTTGCCTTCTTGCAAGTCGGTGACGGCTTGCTGCAATTCGTCGGTTCGCTTGAATCGATCAGAGCTAACGTTGGACACGCGGCTTGCTGCCGCATTCTTTTGTTCGCGGCGGCTAAGGCTAGGTGCAATTACTTTACGGGCTACGATGCCAAGGCCAACATCAAGCTCGGTTGCATATCGAACCGGGTTTTCTACGGGGTATAAATATTTAACGCCGCCCGGGGCAATGTCAAACTTAGAATCTTTGGGCACCAAAGTTTGATCTCGATATTGATCAAATTGTTTTTGAGTAGTTACTTTTATAGGCTCGCCAATTGTTACCGCGCCAATTGCTTTAGCAGGGCCGTCGCCAGTTCTAACAATGGCAACTCGTTTTCCTACGTAGGGGCGAAGCGAATCCGAAGCCCTAGTTTCTAAAGTTTTTTGGCCGTCAACAATTTTATCTGCGTATTGATTTTCACCGTCTTGATTGACATTAATGCCAATGCTTTCAGTTTGTTCGCGTCGGCTAAGTGCTGGCGCCCCACCTCCGGCCTCAGCAAGCGCGGTTGCCCGAGCAGGCAAGTACTGAGCCAGCCCACCTTCAAGCAGGAATTCTTTAAGGGCGGGTATCCCCTTAACCGTGATGCTCTTACCGTCAGCACCAGTGAACGTGTATTTACATGTTGCCATGTGATCAGGCTCCCAGCTCCTGATCGATCAAGAGCATGCCCGCTTTGTCGCCATCTACTAGCTGGATGCGTGCAAGCAAGTCGCCGTACTCGCCAACGCTGGTACGCTGGAGCTCCAGAAACTGAAGCAAAAACTGTTGGACCACGGGGTCGCTGCTGGTCTCGGAGTACATATTTTTGTAAGTGTTATACAGCTCAAGCTCAGTTTCATAGGCCAATTCCATGGCATCAGAAAACGATTTGATTGAATCATCCATGGCCTCAATCATTGGGACCTTGGCCACGGTGCCTACATCGTTTTGAAATTGTGCGTGCAGTTGGTAGTGATCCAACTCGGCTTCGCTTTCTTTCAAAAAGAATTTCATCGCGCCAAGGTAACCAAGGCGCTGCACCTGATTGGCGATGTGTTTGTACAGGTTTGCTGCGTAAAGCTCAGCGTGAATTGCGTCGTCAAGCATGCGCTTGATGTCAGCGGAGATGATCATTGTTGGTGTCATGGTAGGCCCTTATTTGCAATTGATTTCGACTAAGCCAGCTGTGTCCAGCTCGTCGAGGATGTCGAGAAAATTGTCCTGCATGTATTGAATTTGAGCCGCGTCTGACCGCCGCGCAATCACGGCTTGAACGTTTGTCTTGGCAAGGCCTCGACCATCCAGCTTAGTAAACAGATTGACAAGGGGCATAGCATTTGCCCTGCTGTCTAAAGTTTTTTCGGTTCTTGCTCGGATGAGGTCTGATCGCTCTTGTCCTTGGAACGGACCCAACCTTTGACCCGCGCCGCCAACCGGTCCAGTTGTTCCGGCGTTTTGCTTTCCAGCCATTTGTCGTGCTGGTCCTGATCCTGATTTGGCTGCTGTGTTGATTCGTTTAGCATCGAAGCCTTCTTTCTTTAGGAGAGATTGTGCCGCACCAGCGTAGTCTTGGCTAGTCACGCGGAGCCTTACGCCCAGCTTTTTATAGAGCTCTTGTTCAGGGTACCAGATCAAGGCTTGCAACGCGGCCGGCGGCACGCGCTTACCAGTTTGCTTTTCAACCAGATCTACCATCTCGCGAACAACGCTGCGCAAACGCTGGCGTTCACCGCCACTGGACGGGGCGTCCGTAGGCTTATCTGCTGATTTTAATATGGACCCAGCTGCGCCAACCAATGCGGTCTTCTTGCGCGTGCCAGCGTCAAACTTGGCGCGCTCTTTGATGAACTGCCTGTTGTGCAAACTGAACACCTTGCGCGCCAAAGCAATTGCGCCTTCGTCGGTTTGTTGCGCGGCAGCAACATCTTCTGGTTTGAAGTCTGCGGCGTAAACGCCCTCGGCCGATGAGCCTGTCTCAGCCAAAGCAGCGCGCAGCTTGGCCACTTGTTTGGGAAACAGGGCCGGGTCAAACGCTGGCAGCGTGCCACTTAAACGGCCGACGGTGCGCATGAACCACATGTCCATGGTCACGGGTTCAAAGTTGCCGGTCAAGTTGCTGTAAAAGCCAAAGCCAATCTTGGGTCCAAACACAGCGGACCCTAAAACCGTTTCGCCCATTGACTCGCCACCAATCTTAAAGCCCATGCCTTCGAGATCCCGCTTGGTCAATTCAGTTTGTAAGAACCTGCGCAGATCAGGGGCGCCCAATTCTCTTAGCAAGCTGTTGGCCAGCGCAAAATTCTTGGCCATCGCTGGCGCAGACTTGCCAGTGCCCTGCTCTGGAAATGCGCCCGTATCCGTTTTGCGAAGGGCTTCGCGGAACGCTTCGTATTGATTTGACGCATAGCGCAAGTTGTCTTCTACGTTCATGGTCTGCGACGAGATGGCCACGGCCATCAAAAATGCATTGCGCGCGTCTGGGTCTGTGTTTAGTTCGGGGTACTTGACAGCCATGACACGCAGCGTTTTAGCTACAGTCTCGTCGTACCATTCGACAGCATTGCCCGCGCTGCGAATTGCGCCAACAGCCTCGGCTGCCAGCATGCGTGCCAGCGTGCTGCGGTCGTCGGCCTTGTTAAGGTCAAGCACCGGCATGCCCGCGTCACGGTAGCGCTGGTCAAGCCATTGCACAACTTCCGGAATGCCGCCAACTTTAGGCGCATCAAACGCATCGCTTTTGGTTTTGCCTGTCATCAAACCTAGAACAGAAGCGTCGTATTGTTCCTTGGACAAACCAAGCGCGTCGGCCACATTGCGGAACGTACCGAGATCGGTTGGCTTTTCTTCAACAGGCTCTGCTTGTTTATCGCTAAACCTGACGGTGCTGCCGATGCGCTCCAGCTCTGTGTTGGCCGCGTCGCGTGAGGCAACGGGGATCTCCAGATTGCCAGCAGCAACACGGGCGCCCGGTACACGGGATGCCTCGATAGTGGCCAGCTCTTTGGAAAGGAGACCCTTCTTCAGCGTTGTTGGTTCGGCTGCAACAGGGGCTGGGGCGCCAGCCACGCGGCCTATAGACTTGACAGGTACGGCCGAATGGCGCGGACCCAACAGGACGACAGCAGCTTGATTGTTCCCGAAAGGGGCAATGTAACCGTCAAAACCCCCGTTAATTACTGCGGATTCGAAGGCGTTGAAGTTTCCTTTGACCGGGAGTATCTGCGTTTGGGGGTCGTAGATGTTGTTGAGTCGGACTTCGTGGGCGATGCCTCCGACTCCGGACTCGGGGCGGACGCCGGAGCCTTGGTCAACATAGAAATAAACGCGGTTTTTGAGGCGAGGATCTGGGCTACCGTCCAGTCGATCGCGCTCTGCACCTTTGAGACCAGTCCCATAATAAGCTCCATTTAACGAAGTGCGGGCTTCGGTTGAGTAGTGGCGGGCGAGGACTGAGATGGCGCCTTCGCGGGCTGTTCCATACTCTGGGGTTTCACCGCGCCCATCTCCACCAGCGAGTTGTCGAGTTGACGCTGTAGGCCCTGATACGCCTTCACCGCCTGTGGTGCTAATGCTTCCATTTAAAGTTCCTTTGTTATACGCGACGAGTGCGTCGCGGGCTATTGCCTTTGCCTTGTTTAAATCACGCAGGTAGGTGTCGACTTTGGCAGATTCTTTTCTGCCTTGAGTTGACGTGCCCTTAAGCGTGTCAATCAAATTGTCAATGATCTTAATCCATTTGTCGACAAAACCTTTAAAGCCTTGTGGGTCAGCAGCTGCCACGTCCTGCCAGAACTTTTTGTCTGTGGCCCGGTTGCCTAGGAAATCGGCAACCATTTCGGACCGCAGGGTCTTGCCGGCCATTGCTTCTTGCAAGCGTTGTTCCCGCGCAACAGGATCGGCGATTGCGCCCAGCTCTTCCTTCATCAGGAAGTTTTCAAGGTATGCGCGTTTACCCGCATCGGTCATCTCGTCAAAGA